CGGGGACGTTGTTCAGTGCGCTGGTAAAGCCGTTGGGGAAGATGCTGCTCATGGTCAATCCTTACCCGGCTCACCCGGGCGCTTGTGTTGAGATTCAGAACCCGCCGAAGCGAGACCCGGGGTTAGGTGCCGTCCAGGTTGGCAACGACCGGCTGGAACGTGATGTAGCCCGTGGCGCCGACCGCGATGCTCTCCTGCGCCACGCCCCAAATCCAGTCGCCGTTCACGGCGTCCGCGAGGGTCCACGGGATGAACTCGCCAGCGCCGGCCGAGAGGCTCGCCTGGTACTCGGTCTTGACCTGATTGCCCTTGACGATGGCCACCGTCCCGCACCGGACCTGCACCAGCGAACCGGGCACGAACTGGATGGCCAGCGGCTTGCCGGCCGCGCCGCCACCGGTCAGAACGCCCCACGGCTGGAGCGTGTCGGTGGTGTTCTGGTTCGTCAGCGACGCCACCGCGAGGGCGCCGGAGTTGATGTAGAGCCCGATCCCCTCGTAGCCGGTGGTGTCGAAGCTCGCGACGTTGGTGTTGATGCTGCTCATTGTGTCACTCCTTGGCGGTCATGCGCCGGTTGAATGGTCAGTGGGGGGGCCGGTTACGCCTTGGCGCCACCGCGGGGCGCAACCGCACCGCTGTAGAGCTCCGAGATGGCGGTCGAGTACGACACCTTGCGGGCCGTCTTGTAGGCCTCGATGAACGCCCCGCGGTCGGCCTCGTCGCTCAGGGCCACGAACGCCTCACGGGCCTTCGCCGGCGACCGGGCGAGGTCGTCGCTCAGGACCACACCAGCCTGCGTGCCGACCGGGGCGTGAGCCGCACCGCCAACCGTGCGCGGACCCGTGGCCGACGCCGGCGCCGTGTGGCGGCTGACGTGCTTGCTGATGTCCGACAGCAGCGCCCGCGCCGCCGACTCGTCCGTGTCCGCCAGACGAAGCGCCGCTGCACGCTGCACCTCGGTCGCGGTCGGGAAATCGGCACGGAACGACGCCGCCAGCTTCTCGCGCTTGGCCTTGGCGAACTCGCCCTCAAGACGGCGCAGACGGTCCGAAAGCTGCGCGCTCTCCGACTTGGCCAGCTCCGCCTCCTTCTTCGCCTCCTCCTCGGCCTCCTGGGCCTTGCGGAGGTCCTCGAGCGCCTTGTTCTCCTCGGCCTCTTCCATGCCCGTCGCCTCCTCCTCCTCGACCTGAATGCCCTCAAGCAGGCTGGTCAGGAGGTCCTCGACGCGCTCCGGGTCAACGCCGTATTCGGCGCACTTCGCGGCCATCGCTGCACGGTCATGGTACGAGCACTTCATGTCGTTTTCTCCGAGTGAGACGCCGCGCAAATCCGACACCGGCGTTTGTTGCTTCTTCAATACCGGGCTGCTGACCCGCGAAACCTCTGCCACGAACAGGCTGTGAACCTTCCCCGCATCGTCGGTGAACAGCGCCCGAAACTCGGGGCTGACGTACTGGATGCGGCCGTTGTCGTAGTCGGCCAGCGTCACCGGGTCGGTGATCTCAAACCCACCGTACAACGCCCGCGGCGACGACTGGCGAATCCCCAGCTTGCCCGCCATCTCCCGGTCAAGCACCCGCACCCGGCGCATGAGGCCGTAGCCCGCGCCATTGTGGTCATGCTCGGTCAGCAGCGGCGGCTCGTAGTCGGCGAGCTGCGACCGCACCGACTCCACCGCGTCCTCGAACCGCCACCGGTTCTCCGTCGGGTCGGTGTCGGCAGCGCCCATGTCCCACACCTGACCTCGGACGTGGATCGGTCCCTCGCCGAACAGATGCACCCACCGCAGGTCACGCAGGTCCCCGTCGTCGCCCAGCACAAGCCGGGTGTGCGCCCGGGTTGCGAGGATGCTGCGGGAGACAGGACGCGCCACCGGACGCGGCTTGCGGGCCGGGATCGGTCGGGCGGAAGGGGTGAGACGGATGCGCTTCATGGGCGCACCTATGACGCGCACCGGCGCCGGCATTCAAGGGGGGCGCGCCGCTTGACGTGACGCTGCCGGCACGGTATCGCAATCGCCGTGCCAGTGGTGGCACACGCACCAAGGTGAGACGATGAGTGACGAACCAGCGCAGACCATTGCCGACATCCATGAACACGCCTGCGACGTTCTCAACGACGCATGGACCCTGCTCCACTCCAACCGCGAGGCAATCGATCCGCTCGAACTCGCACGCGCCTACACCAGCCTTGCGGAGGCTTACGTCAACCTCGCCCGCGACATCCGCATGGTCGCCAGCGCCGGCAAGCCAGACGCCGACGCCAAGCCGAAGTGGGCGGCGAAGGCGAAGGCCAAGGCCAAGGCCGACACCGAGGAAGCGAAGAAGGCCGAAGAGGCGAGGAAGCGGGCGGTTGTGGGAGGGCCGGATTGATGCCCGCCGGCGAGAGCACGAGCCGATGACCTCCCGCCAGCGAAAGATCATCGACTACCTGCGACGATGCCACGACCTCGGGCTATCCCCTGGACTCCGCGCCATCGGCGCACACCTCGGCGCCAGCCGCGAGGTCGCACGACGCGAACTCGTCGCACTCGTCGAAGCCGGGCACCTCGACGTGTCACGAACCGCCGGCCCAGCCGCCGCCCGGTACACGATTCGCAGCACCGACGACGGCGACGCCTGACCCCACCTACCGCTGCCGGGTGTACCGCGGACCGGATTCGCTCGACTGCCAGACGATGAGCCAGCCGCAGCGACACGACCCCGCACCCCCCGCGCACTCCGGGTCCGGTAGCTCCGGGATCGCCACCACCCCGGGCCTCACCTGCATCTCGTCCGCGTAGACCTTCTGCCCGTCCAGGGACTCGCAGTGGTCGCAAATGTTCCCGTCCATGACGCCCGACCGCACGAGGAAGCTCGGCGTCAACCCCTCATCCGCAAACGACGGGTTCGCCGCCGTGCTCAGCTTCTGCGCACGCTCCACCGCGTCGCCGATCTGCCGCGTCTGAAGGCTCAACCCCTTGATGCCGATCCGGCTCGCCCATGTGCTCACCGTCGCGCCAGCAGCCCACGCCGCCTGAACCTCGGATTGCACCCGGTTCGCCAGCGTCTCCGCAGCCGTCGTAGCCTGCGCCGCAATCCGCGCCATCCGCTCCTCCGCCGACCGGCGCAAGCCCTCGACGTCCACGCCTGGACGCGACGCCGGTAGCACTCGACCACCCACCGCGGACCGCGTAGCCTCCGCCGCCGTCGCTTCCGCAGCGTCCGCTCGAACGTCCCGCGCGTAGTCCGCAATCGCCTCCTCGTACCTCACCCGGTACGCCGACCACACCGGGTCGAGCTCGCCCGGTTGGAACCCGTCGGCCAGCTTGTCCCACACCGCCGCACGGTGCTCGATGGCGATGGTCTCAAGACGCGCCGCAACGTTCGCATCGAGGTCCGCTCGACGGTCCGCCAGCGTCGCCCACGCCACGTCCAGCTCCTCCGGCCGCAGCTCCCGCCACGTCGTGAACTCCCGGCCGTCAGCGCCCAGCACCGTCACCCGGTCCCGCCCTCGGTCCGCAAGCGACGCCACCCGATCGAACTGGCCCACCACCTTCGACGCCCACCGAGCACCCGCGTCGCCGCCCCACAACGCCCAAGCAATCCGGCCAGCCGACGGGAAACCCTCGCCGCCCGGTGACCAGCCCTTGCCCTTCTTGTCCACCTCGTGCCGGGCGAAGTAGCTCGCCATCCGGCGAACCGTGTCCTCGCTCAGGGTGCGGCCGCCGGCGATGTCCCGAGCACGCGCGACACCTACCGCCGTCCCGCCGCGACCGTACTCACGACGCCACGCCAGACCACGCTCCGCCTCCTCACGCATCCCCGCCGTCGGCGTCGTGTCGACCTCCGCCTTCGTGTCCGCAAGCCTCGCGCCGTGCCGACCGCACCCGCACCCCGGGCCGTGACCCCGTGCACTGCCCGCCGCGTCACTCATCCGAACCGCCCGCGTCGAGGTCAGACGGCGGGTCAGACGCCGGCGCCGTGTCGACGTCCGGGTCCGCATCCTCCCCAGGCTCCCCGAGCAGCGCAGCACGCGCCACATGCGCCGACGCGATCCGCTGCATGAGCGTTCGCAGCCACGCACGCGCCGCGTCACCGCCGCGCAGATCGTACAGGTGCCGCGACTGGTGACCCGCCGCGTACCCCGCACCACCCCTCACCGCGTCTCCGCGCTGCCTGAACCACTCCGCCAGCGCATGAAGCCGGCGAGCATCGATCCGACGACCGCCCGCCAAGTCCCGCGCCAACGCCAGCAGCATCGCCGACCCCACCCGGTGCCGCGTCGCAGCCCGGCGGTGCGCCTCGATGGCAGCCTTGACCGCATCCCGCACCGTCACCGGTGGCGTCGTGTCCACGTCCGCGCACACCACCGAATCGCTCAGCAGCAGCCACCGATCCGAATCCGCCATCGCCGCCGACACCCCCGGAGCAAACGCCCCGGCCAGCGTGTCAGGAACCGTCACGTTGCCTGGCAGCGTCACGCTCGGCACCTCGGGCAGCGGCTCAGCACCACCACCCGCCGCAGACCCCGGCACCGGCGTCGTGGCGGGCGCGCCGGTAGCCTCGACGGCCGGCGCAGGTGACGCCATCCCGAGCTGCGCCGCCACCATCGCCTCCGCGTCCGCCCGCGGGAATCCCGCGTTGAGCAGCAGCAGCACGGCGACGGGGCTCGCAAGCGGCGCCTGCAACGGGTCCGTCGGCTTCAACCGAGCGAGGATGTCCATCGCCACCGTCAGCGTACCGCCCGGCAGCGGCGCCGGCTTCGGCTCCGTCGAGACCTCCGATGGTGCCTCGCCCTCCGCCGTGTCCTTCTCGACCAGCGGGTCCATCCCCAGCCAGTCCCGGAACGTCACCTCGTCCGTCGGCGCCAGCCTCAGGATGCCCGCCTGGTTCGCCTGCACCGCCGCCGCGATCTTCGATGCACCGTCCGTCTGCGACGTCTCAATCGACACGCACTGCATGATCGGCAGCGGACCACCGTAGCCCAGCACCCGCGCACACCACCCGAACAACGGCGCGCTGCAACGCTCCAGCACCGAGTCGAACCACGCCCGCGCCTGCGCCGTCTGGTTGTCCGCCACCACCTCCGCCATCGCACGCGAACCCGCCCGCAGGTTCAATCCGGACAACTGCGCGTTCAGCACCTCACGGCACCGCGCGTCGTAGTACTCGAGCAGCGCCAACCGGTCGCTCGACCCGCCCGGCGGGAACGTGATCGACGCCTTCTCGCCCTCGGTGTGCAACCACACCTTCTGCAACCCGTCCCGGAACCCGTTGGCGAAGTCGATCGCCCGCTGCCAGTCCGTCGGGTCCTTCCCCGGCGGCATCTCGATGTCGAGGAAGCCCGACCTCATCCAGCCGTCGACCCCGATGCGGATGATCTCGTCCTTCCACAACGCGAAGATTTGAAGCAGCGTCCGCAGCAGCCCGCGACCCTCGAACTCGCCCGCGCCGATCACGCCATGCACGATGTGCACGAACTCGTCATACGGCACCGGCGCGCTCGACCCGTTCGCAGACGTCAGCATGACCTGTGCCGGCGTCACCGTGTTCTGGTCCACCACGAACCGGTTGATCGTCGACCGGTCGACCGGGTACCACACCACGTCCGCCGTTGCGAGGTCAGGGCTCGTCAGCTTCGGCCAGAACAGCGAGAACCCGTACCAGACCCCCTCGATGAGGTACCGCCGGAAGCTCGGCCCGCCGGCGATGAGCGGCGCCCCCTCCTGCCCCTGGTAGATGATCGGCGAGTCGACCATCCACCGCCGGCAGACCTCAACGAACGCCTCAGCCTCCGGCGTCACCTCGAACCACTCCGGCCACTGGATCGCGATCTGCGCTTGACTCGCCAGCTCCTCGACCTGCGACATCGCCGACTGAATGACCGGCTGCCCGAACCTGATCTCATCGTACAGACCCGACACGCCCGCGATGCCGCGCAGCTTGTAGGGCGTGTTCAACGGGTTCGGGTCGCGCCTCGTGACGCCGGCACGAGCGTTGACGCCCGCAACCGACGACGCAGGATAGGGTCCCACCGGCTGACCCGTCGGGCCGTAGAGCACCGGAGCTGTGGTCCGCATCGTCACCGCCATCGTGGCCTCGAGCTCAGGTGGTTCAGCACCGACCCAGAACCGCAGCCGCGCCACGGTCCGGTCAAAAGATCCTCTGTGCGCCCATAGCACGCGGCGCGATGACGGGCAACGACCCACCCTTGTGCTCCCGCACACCCCACCGCTCCGCACCGTACCACGCCAGAGCGTGCGCGATCACGCAGTCGTCATGCACCCCCGAAGGCGCGCTGTAGAGCACCTGACGCGATGCGCTCAGCTTGTACTCGAACGCCTCGAGCTCCGACCGGTGCGGGCCGTCCAAGACCGTCGTGGCCTTGCTCTGAATCGCCAGCGCAAGCGCCTCGACGAGGTGCTGCTTGCTCGGCCCGGTCAGATGGTACCCCTCGACCACCACGCCGCGGGCCTTGATGTCGTCCACCAGGTGATCGCCCATGCCCGTCGAGTCCAGCATGAGCGGCGCACGACTGGCCTTCACCGTCACCGCCAACCGCTCCCGCGTGTACGCCGGCTCGCCGTGCCATCGCTCGAACGCGCATACCTCCCGACGCTGGTTCAACCCGACCAGAACCGACCAGTCCGTGTTGCGCGCGTAGTCGAATCCCCACACCCGCACCGGTCCCGGCGATAGCTGCCCCCCGCAACGACGCACGCACTCCGCGATGTGCGTCAACCCGAACGGGTTGGCACCGTCGTCGCTCGGCTCGCAGTAGTACAGCTCTCGGAACACCGCGTACGGCAGCGCCGACCGCGCCGCCTCAACGTCCTCCCGTCGGAACACCCCCGCCGTCACCGCGTCGTCTGCCGTGATCCGGTGGTACGCGAACCCCGGCTCCCCAGACTCCCCCTTCCGGCTCCACTGGTAGTGAAGGTTGTGACGACCCCGAACGTTGCCGATCATCCGAATCGGTCCCCGCGTCACCGTCATCGTCGACCAGCAGGCGTGGATCGCCTCGTCACGGCATCGGCTCGCCTCGTCGATGACCAGCGTCCACACCTTCTCACCGTACAGCAGGTCCGGCTTCTCCGCCGTCTTGAACACCCACCGCGCCTGGTTGGGCATCGTGATCACGAGGTCGGACCGATTCGCACTGGCACCCAACGACTGGAGCGGCAGCCCGTACAGACGCCACGCCAGACGGAACGCCATCCCCGCCTGCGAGTACGACGGCGCCACCCACCAGTGGTCAGCGTGCGCCCGCCCCTCGAGGACGTGCGTGAACTGCCACTGAAGGCAGCTCCGCGTCTTGCCCGACTTCGTGGTCGACTCGATGCAGACCACCCGCGCAGGGTCCCACACCGACTCGTGCTGCTTCCGGTACAGGGGCAACCCCTGAATCCGGACCGGCTCAGCCTTCGTCGCCGTCGCCATGGCCATTCTCGGACGCCACCCGGTCTACCACGTCCCGACCCACCACGAACACCGCCGTCGTCGCCGGCAACGCCTTGCCGTCCGTCGTCACGTCCACCCGCTCGCCAAGCCGGCGCGGGGCCAGCAGGCGCGAGCTCGTCCACTTCAGCGCGTCGATTGCCACCCGCGCCGCCGCTGGGTCGATCTCACCGTCCTGCGTCCGCTCCGCGATCTGGTGCAGCGACTCCGCCACCTCGACGCCACGCTCCTCAACCGCGCGCGTGTAGCGGGGGGCATACTCATCCGTGCGCAGGAGCACCTTGATCGACTTGAGGTCGAGCCCGAACTTGACCGCGCCAGCACGCACCGACCGCTGGGTCGGCGGGTCGTCGCCGTTCTCGATCCACTGGAGCAGCGTATCCATGTCGGCGGCGGTGGCGCGTCGCTGACCCATGATCAACCCCCTTGGTGTCCGAGCGCGGGCCGCACTCGGAGGTGGTCTGGAGCGGTGGCGGTGGCGGCAAGCACGAACGCCGAGACCGAGAGCATCCGCAGCGCGGGGTCGGTCGGGTCGGCGACGAGTCCGGTCTGGACCAGCTGCACCCAGACGCGGGCGGCCTTCATCGCTCGGCGCCGATCCGAGGCACGGCCGATGACGAGGGTTCGTTCGAGGCTTGCGCTGCGCTCCATGGTCGTGATGGTACATCCGCCGTCGGCCGGGTCAAGCGATGCGGTCGACTGGGCCTGCTCGGCGTCCAGCTCCCCCCGATCGGCGTCCTCGTCGCCGGTGTCCCGGTCTCGAATCATCTGTGCATACGCTGCGCCCTTCATCTCCATGGTCCACCTCGTCTCGCGCGCCCGCCCCATGCGAGCACGATACGGGTCTACGGTAGCCGGTCGCGTCCGTCAAGTTGGTCGGTCGGTGGGTCGCTGGGTCGGCGGGTCGATGCCAGGTCGAAGGGTCGGTCCCCACAAGTCCCCACGCGGTCCCCAAAAAGTGGGGACCGAGAATCCGGCGTCTTTGCTTGCGATGCGACCTCTTTTTGATACAAGTCCCCAAGTCCCCAAGAATGATATACCCTAGACGCGCGGGCGTGCGCGCGCACGACGTTGCCCCCATGGCCTATGCTTCAACACCCCTCTCTCTGAAACGAGTATACCACATCGCCAAAAGTGGGGACCGGGGGGTCGAAAAGTGCCTCAGACCCGCGCCG